AACTTGCTCATCTGCCATCAAATTTATGTGTTCAAAGATGTTTTTTTCCAATGAAGTCATAATTACAGGGTTATTTTGCGCCATTGTCGTCCCCATAAACGCTAAATGCGCAGAAATGTGGGCTTGGTGGTCTTGTCCTGTAAAAGCTTGGAAAGGTTTTCCAGCTAAAGCATCAATATGCTCTAGTGCTTGGTTTTTTGGAGCTGGTTTTTGTGGTGGCGGCAAGATTGTGTCAATATTTTTAACACCAATTGCTTCATACATGTCTCTATACGCTTCATACAAGTTATGAATCTGTGGATTAGACTGTGCCAGCTGTAATTCTGTTTGTGCAATAGATACTCTTTGCGTTGAAGAAAATATATTAGGATCTGCAACAGGTAAAACATCTATCTTATCATCAAAGTCTTGTTGTTTAATTTCGTTGTTACCACCGATTACATCATATGGATATACAGGTGGTAAATAAGTTGAGAAGACATCAGCTAATAATGAGAATTCATTTTTCATTGATGCATACAGTCTCTTGTGGATCGCTGACATGACTCTTGAACCACGTTCTAAAAGAGCTACAGTTGTTCCAACAGCGGCCTGCTGGTTCCCATCACCAACTTGCATGTCAGCAATTGATGCGAATCTCTGTCCAGCCGATACACAAATACCCATCAACTGTAATAAAGTCTGTGATGGTTCTTTGTATGGTAACGGCATAAAAGCGTCTCTTAGATTTCCACCTGGTGCGTCTACATCTCTGAACTCACCTGGTTGAAGTGACTGGGCATCATCTCTCACTCTGATACCTCTTTGTTTAAATCCTGCTGGTAAGTTGGAGAGTGTTCCAGCATCGATCAATTGTCTAAGGGCAGCTGTTGCTGCTCTTGTTAGACCACCGATCATATGTATTAATCCAAAACCATAAAAACCTAAACCTGGCAAAAATTTAAAATGCACAAAGTATTGAGTTTTATTTTTCTTTGGATCGTCTACCTTATAGTTTCTTCTTATAGATAAAACTTTTCTTGAGCCATTATCTATGGTTACGATGTAAGGAACTTTTATACCTGTAGGTATTCCGTCCTCACCTCTATCTTCAAAACCTTCTAAATCAAGATCGACATGACATTCGATCAACGTATACATAGCGTTGTCTTTTTGTTGTCCTGTCATTCTTGTTCCTTCTAGTTCTCTTTCTTTTTTCTTGACTTCAGATTCTTCTGCGTAAGGAGAAAATAATTCTATGTCTCTATAGAATCCTGCAACTTGTTGTTTACGCAAATCGTTTTCTGAAATTTTAACCATATGACAGATCGCTTCCGCATCTTCTAATGAGGTAGCAGAATACGGAACGACTAAGTCATCTGCAGGAACAAACTTTGATACAGCTCGTCCCAGTAAATCGTCATAATAAACTTTTTTAAATGTTGAACCTGCGAGTGGTAAATAAAATAACATCTGATCAAACTCTGGCTCGTACTCTTTCATTACATTCATGATTTCATAGTTCATAAAGTTAGAGACCCTAGTTGCTTGATCCTGCTTTTCAGGTGTAGCTTGTCCTAGTATCTGAGTTCTGATCGGACCATTCGCTGGTAATAATTCTTTATACGCTTGTGCTTGAAACTGAGTAACCGCTTCAGCTAAAACTGGATGAGTTGCACCTGATGCTCCTTGGAAAGGTCTTGTTCTTTGTTCGAACTGAAATCCTAAAAGATCTAAACCTTTACTATAAGATTGTTCCCATTCTCTTCTTGACTCTTTGTAATCTGTGTAGTTTGCATACAACTCAGATCCTAGAGGCTCGAGGATAGAATCTGGCAACAAGGATGCTAAGTTAGCGTAATGATTGTCTGCACCTTCTGGTGCTTCTGCTCCTGGTTCAAAATTAATATCTACTGAACCATCTTCGTTTTCTGTAATCTCGGTACTGTTTGGATCAGGCATAGATTCCTGAATGGCAGTATCTACTTCCATTTGTTCTTGTTCTGAGGGAACAGTTATGTTTTGTCTTACATTCGGTAAGGATTTATCTACGTCTGCCATTTATTTTCTCCAGTTTATCTTGTTTATCTTCTTTTGGTTGTTTAATCAAGCCTCTAGCGTCAGGTCCCTTGATTGGAGGGATTTCTTTCCATTTAACATTTTTCATGTTTTTAACTAGAGTTGGGTTTTTCATTAATAGTATTGTTTTGTATCTATTAGTTTTGGAGTATCTTTATAATCTTCTGGGTGGTTCAAAAATCCTCCTTGTCTAAATCTTATTACCGCTTGAGTTGTGCTATCCACCAAATCGTCATTATCTCCAAAAGGAAATGATGCACACTCTTCTATAACTTCTTGAGCAAATTGTAAATGAGTAGGTGCCCAAATTTGACCACTTTCAAATAACGGGGCAACAGCGTTAACTCTAGCATGTTTGTCGTTTCCACGAGACGGAGTGAAATTGACTACAGGTATTCCCATATTTCTTAACTCATATGTTAATGGCAATCCAGCAGCCTTAGCCTCAATTAGTACAGTTTCAGGTTCCCAGTATTTATATAATTTTAATGCTTCACGCCTTAGTTCTGGAAATTCAAATCTTTCCTTAACTGCATCGAGTAAAATCAATTGATGAGGTGAGTCTTCGTTCTCACGAAAAATACCCCACGTTGTAATTGCACTAAAGTCAGCAGACTCTCTTTTTAAAAAAGCTGTATCGTAAGATTGTATGACATGATCACAGTTTGGAATTCCTCTATCCTCTGGCCACTTCTTCCACCAATCTCTTTTAATCAAAGCGCCTTCTTCTGATGTTGGGTTTTGCATATACTGTGCATTCCATTTTGGAAGTGCAACCGATGCTTTAACATTTAACAATTGTTCTAGTTCCCAGTACTCTGGCCAAACAGGTTTGTTGCTTGGTAGGATTGCAGGAAATTCTACAACTTCCCATTGATCTGCTTTAGGTTCTTTTTGTGCAGCCTGTAACATTCCTGTTAAATCTTTTGTATTCCATCTTGTCATAACCAGTACAATCATTCCTCCAGGTTGAAGCCTTTGTCTAGGACCAGAGGTGTACCATTCGTAAGCACGTTCTAAAGATTTAGCATTCATTGCATCTTGCTCTGAGTGTGGGTCATCAATAATTAATAAATCTGCACCACGACCAGTAACTGCACCCTCGACACCTACTGCAAAATACTCGCCCCCTTGTGCTGTCTGCCAGCGACCGGCGGCTTTACTATCTTCTTGTAGTCTAGTTGGAAAAACTTCTTTGTACTCTTCGCTATCCATTAAGTGTTTAGCTTTACGACCAAACCTAACAGCAAGTTCAGCTGTGTGAGTTGCTTGAATTATTTTTAATTTTGGTCTGTTACCAATCATCCAGGCGGGTAGTAGAAAAGATGCAAACTCAGACTTTGTATGTCTGGGTGGCATATTTACAATGAGTCTCTTAATCTTTCCAGATTTTAAATTATTAAATTTTTCTGCAATAACTTTATGATGGTCCCCCTCTATAAAGTCTGGCCACATGTGTTTAACAAAATGCATAAAGTCACTCTTAATTAAAGAATGCTTTTGTTTAATATCTTTTTGTACTAAATATTTTTTTAATTCTCGTCTGGTCTCAGGAGGTAGTTCGGAAACGTTTAAATTTTTTATAATATTTTTTATATCATGCATAAATAACCTTATGGGGGTGAAAACGTTTTTACTCTGATTAAATGTCTAAATCAACATAATATATACATATATTAAGTTACTTATATATATAATAAGTATTAATGTACTTCGTACTCTACTTATTCCTATATCACTCTGGTACCTCTATAGAGGTACCAGAAAAAAAAAAACGCAAGAGGCAACAAGCCCCTTGCGTCATGTGTCTAGTGTCTATTGGTTATCTCTTAAATTACTTACCATGTTTCTATATTCGTGATAACTAATATACTGTTGTTGTGGTCTTGTTGGTGTATCTACTAACGCACCAATATAATTAATGATACGATTGATATTAATTTCAAGAAAGTCATTAAGACATTGTTGAGTGCAACACCCATAATAATGATTATGATTAATAACCCTATTTTGATATTGCTTACTACCCTTACTACCCTTTAATCTATCTTGTGTATCTCGTGCATAGCATAAAGGGTTTTGGCAATACTTTTTCATTTGCCCCCCTTTAATTTCATAATGATTGATTTAATTAAATTGATTGTTGAATGATTAAGAGTTGGATTTTTATTCTCTATCTCTAGGTCATCACTTAACCAACTAATTAAAAACAACTTCTCTTGACTTGTCATAACATTGGAAGTGGTACAATTTTTGACAGCTTTTGCAATCGTATCAAATGGTATTGTTTCAAGTTTTGGATTTGTCATTGATATCCTTTCTAATGTTTTGTAGTTGTTGAGTTCTTAAAATTGCGTCAATGAAGTGTTGATTTTCAGCTAACTTTCTATCAATCTCAC